AGATCAGATATACTTCGACTCATGGGATAAAACGAACCGAGTATATGTTGTCTTGCTCAGACAAAACTTCGAACACATCTCCCGCTTCGTACCACACCCACTCTCTGGTAGTAGAGTCTGCGGCAGTGTTACCTATGTTATCGCGAGACAGAGTGGCAATGAGCGTATTGAAGTTGTCACCGGAGTATATTTCCACAGTACTGAACGGAAACGTTTCCTCGGGCGCTGTTTCACCTGTAAAAGCTATCTGTACGTCGGGTGGATCCTCAGTAGACAGGATCCGCTCTACTGTTAAATCGGTGAATGTGCTAGATAGCAAAACACCTAGGTAATCAATTAAATACCCGCTGTAGTCGCCATCGGTTCCAGCTCTGAATACAACTTCATGAACCCCATCTGCGGGTTCATCTGGCTCCTCTGCAACATAGGTACCGTTTGCTTCGACTCGAATGAGTCTATACGCCACACTTGGATCTAGGCGCTGGCGCGGCATGCCTCCAGTGACTTGGAACCCATCAGTTATGGCGTTAGCTTCGGGCTTCAACTTAACGATCTCGCGTTGCCCGTCGCTGATCCATTGCAGAAGCTCTTCATCAGACCAACGAGTACCAGCAACGAAGTTGTTTGGAACGTCGTTAATAAGCTCGCGGACGCGGTCGATTACATCTTGCGCAATCACGGTTACGCCTCCGCATCAGGCGGGCGAGTTGTGTTCTGGCCGATCTGCCGCATGATCTGACGATTAGCACCCAGTCGTGCGAGGAACGAGGCTCGATACCGCTCTGCCAGTTCGGCGGCACCGCCGCGCGCTTCTTTCGACAGGGCGCGATAGACCACGTAATCGACGAGATCAGCCAGATACGAATCAGAGAGTGTCAGCTCACTGCTGGTGCTCTCAACCTCTGGTGGAATACCAGCGTACGTCACAATCACGTCCGCGCCTTCAACAGGACGCGGCCACAGCCAGAAGGCGAGGGGATCATTAGGATCCATCGCATACGCCTTATAATAGTTGAGCGCTTCCATATCAGGCTCGCGTGAACTGGGGCGCGACCAACTAGCGGAGAAGGAATCCAGAACATCCTTCTCAACTATGTTGATGATTGTGCCGTATTCGCCGATAGCCATTGATTACGCGTCCATCTTTTCCAAGATCTCCATGATCTCGGAGTTGGCCACAGGGAAACGAACGAGTTGTTCGATGGCCTGATTACGAGGCAATCCATCGACGCGGAAGTCAGCGCGGTCGTTCTTCTTGTATACGTGCTGAATAGCGAGCGTGATGACCTTTTGTCGCTTCACAGGATCCCGTCGCTCTTCGACAGAGAGGAACGGAATGTCATCAGCATCAACCTTGGGCTCAGGCACCTCGTCAAGAATTATCTTGCCTTTCTCGTCGCACAAGACGCAGCCGTGGGCAAGAGCTGCCTTTACCAGTCGGTCAGGGATCTGCTTGGGTTCGCGGGCGGGAATAATGACCGAATCGCCATCGGTCGTGATGATTTGAACCTCACGAAGAGATTTCACATACGGCATATTTTGGTAGGCTCCAGAATTACTCCGAAGCCTCCATAATCAAGGTCGATGTTGTGGGCTGCAGAGAAAAAGGCGGGCTACCGAAGTAGCCCGCAAGACCCACCTACCACCAACCTGATCAGCCCGCTTGGGCCTCGTTCGCGCGGCCATTCACGATGTATGTGACCACGACCCGGACCCTGCCAGCAGTCGACGCCGTACCCACAGCCGTGCGCTTTACCTCGATGACACCGCCTCCCGTGTATTCACGGGCAAGGCCATTCGCGGAGAACAGCTCAAACGAGCCAACCTGGCCGCTCTTGAGGTCGAGATCCGTCACGTAGCGGTCATCGTCGTCCGCGTCGCCGACGTCGAACACCGAAGACGTACCGGCATTATCCTGTACCAGGATCTGCGCGAATCCGTCGATCACCATCGCACCAGGCGGGAGGTCAATGACCTCCACAGCCTCGCCAGAAGGCAAATCGGTGTAGTCGAGTTCGACAACCGCAGTCAGCGGATACTGCCGCTCAGGAGATTTCGTAAAAGCCATGTGTGTTCCCTTCCCTGGTTACTGCGCGAAGTCGCAACGGATCACACCGAAATCCTCGACGGAGCCATCGTAGATAGAATAGAACTTCGGTTTCAGGAAACCGAAGATCTTACCGACCGAGATGCCCTGCCGGTTTTCGTAGTCCTTGCCTTCCTCGACCCAGTAGGCATCACCGATATCCGCGAAGCCTAGCGCTTGCGCACCGCAGAACAAGCCTGCGCAGCCATCGACAGTACCGGTAGCGCCCCACTTATTGCCGCTGCCAAGACCGCTCGTGTTGTACACGTGGCGGAACTCGTGGACCATCACGCCTTCGATCAGCACGCTGGAACTCGCACCAGCGAACAGCTCGTTAGACGGACCACGCACGCCTGCGCTACGCAGGTTCGCGATGTAGTCAGGATCCTGGCGCAGCTTCGCCATCGCCTTCGGCGTAAGGAAGAGATGGAACACCTCCTCGCCGCCCGGGCCAGGGATGCCGCGCACGTAGTGCGACTTGGCGTACGCCTTCAGCTCGATAATCGAGGCATAGGTCGGAGTGTCAGCCACATCCATAGCAGTGGTGTCAGCCGCCTGCAAACCCTGAGTAGCGTCCCACCGCAGATAGCGCTTGCTCGACGGAGCCGTGACATCTGCCGCGTACGCGAGCTGCGGGAACTGCGAACCTACACGGACACCGCCGTTGTTCTTGTTCGTGTACGCTACGCCGGAGAGCGTCAAGAACGCCAGCTGGTCCATACGGTCGCCCATCCAGTACGCGAGCTTGTCGCGGGACTGCTCGCGGAAGTTAACGACCGACTTCTGCTCGGCCATACGACCGAGGTGCTGATTCGCGTGACGCAGCTGGTCGATCTGGATGACCTGATCGTAGCTGGACATCGCCTCTTCGTTGCCTTCGAGGGTGTTGTCACCAGCCACGCCGTCGCCGACCAGATCAGCGACCAACGTAATAACTGCGCGAGCGCCTTTCTCGTCCTTCGTCAACTCGGGGATCCGCTGGACCATCGAGTTAGGGCCGGTGCCCGCAAACTTGTTGATGAAGCTCGCATTACGAGCGGCTGCCCAGAATTCCTTTGACCAGACTGTCTTCTGTTCGTCGGTCAGAGCAGCAAAATTAGTAAGTGCCACTGAGAACCCTTCCTTGGGTTGAGTTAAAAAACGACTCCAACAATCCTTGTTTGCTCAGCGATTTCGCGGCTGGCTCGCGGGGAAGGTCATGCACGAGGTAGCATGGACACCGCTCAATGTTTTAACGACCATGAGCTGAGTCGATGTGCACATCATTCACAAACGAAAGGTGGGCTGCTGAAAGAAGAGGCCGGCATAACGCCGGCCTCGAACGCCAATTACTCTATCGCCCCGTCGCTATACAAAGTCACCTCGCAGTCGGCGACGAGTAGCTTCAGGCAACTTGGCAAGCTCCGCATCGGTCAACTTCGTCACGTCGATGGTGGCATGCGTTTCAGGCGCGCCACTACCGCCGATGTTCTCCAGCGACGGAGGTTGTTTTGCAATCGCTTCAACACGCTTCTGTGCAGTCCGCTGCGGTGCCGCTGGCTTCTCAGACGCCTTTGGTTGCGCAGGGCTCTCCTGTGGGCCATCGAACGGATCTGCGATGCCGTGCAGCCGCAGCGCCTTCTTGATGGAGGCCTCGAACGCTGCAGGCGCGCTGGCGTACCGACCACTCTCCAGCGCGCCGGCGTAGATGTCACGCAGATCAGCCAGTAGCTCGTCGTTATAGCTCTCACTGTCGGGGTCGAACGCTTCGACCGCCGAGGCGTACTTCGACGAGATGTCGTTGATCTGCTCCTCTACAGTCAGCTGGTGCGTAGTCTCCAGCGTCTTCTGCTGCGCAAGCTTCTCATAGAGCTTCTGCTCAGCAGCGCGGATCTCTTTACGGAGCGAAATGGCTTCCTTGATCTTGCCATCGAGGACGAGGTTGGCGTACTCCTCTTCCTTTGCGTCGAAGTCGTACGTGTCTTCTTCGACCTGCTGAGCAGCGCGCTTCTCGGCTTCTAGCTGCTCAAGCCGCTCTTGGAGTCGCTTACGCTCCTCGTTGACCTCGTTGAAGCGTGAGCGCGGAATGAACTGACCTTTTTCGTTACGCGGTCGATCATCCTTCTTCGGCGCGGGCTCTCCAGGAGCCTCAGCGTCAGTAGCTTCAGGTTCGCCCCCACCATCCACTTCGTCAGGTGGAGGTGCGTCGGAAGCAGGGGAGGGCTCCGGCTCTACCGACTTAGGAGGCTCGACATCGTCGCCGCGATCTGCGGGCTCAGGCGCTGGTGGTGGGCCATCGCCGCCAGCATAGACAGGGATCACGACTGCGGGGTTCAAAGGATCGACTTTCACCGGACCTTTGGTGTCCGGCGTGGGATTGGTGTTGGGCATCTATTCCTTAACGTCCTGCGGACGGATATCCAGGCAAAATCGCCAGTAAAGTGATAGTGATACGTCGGAGAGGTGGGCTGCTGAGCTAATGGGGCTTGCGCTTACCGCTCTCGTAGTCCTGCCGGCCATCAGCGGCGTTGTGAATCCACATCCCCTCTACCTCGGTGTCCTCGACCGGTACACACCAGCAGTCCGGGCTGCATTCATGCTCCCACATGTCGCCAATGGGGAGCACGTGCTGTTCCTTCATAGTTACCGACGCCGGCCACTAACCGCCTCATCCACTCGGTCGTCGATGGCCTGTCGTCGCTGCCGTCCGCCGCGACCACCGAGCGCCATGCGCCCGATGTCACGCAGGTCCTGCATAACCGTCGTGTTGCGCCGAACGACCAGTCTGCCGTTCTTGTCCCGAGTCTTCGTAACGTTATCGCTCATATTGACCTCTTCCTCAGCACAGCGCGTGCCTGCGCTGTAGCTTTCGCAATGCGCTCCTTCGATTCAGTATCCAGGCGCTTGACGAGCGCGCTGAGTATCGCCTGCTGCTGTACAGATTCGTTCTTCTGTCGCGCAATCTCGATGCGCGCAAGCAGCTCTTCACGCTTCGCCTGCAGATCGATGAGATCCTTCTCCATGTCACGCCGCAATTGCGCGCCGAACTTGACAATCTCCATCTGCTCGGACTGACCCATAGCCTCGGCCTCGGCAAGGATCTTCTGTGCATTGGCCAGACGCTCTTGGGTCTTCGCCGCGATCTCGTCGATCTCCGCAAGCTGGCGACGCAGTAGCAGCTCCTGCTGCATCTGCTGGAACTCGATCTCTTCTGGTGTCGGCTCTGCCGCACCCGTTATGCGGCGGTTCCATTCCGCAATTTCGCGGCGGTTCTCCAAGGGCGACCGTTCAATAATCGCCCAGTCAGGGATCATCACACCGGCTTCGCGCATGCGCAGCATGAGATCCATCTCAGTCTCGTCCTGTACGTCTCGAGTTGGACGAGAGCTGATGACGACCTTGTACTCACCGACCGTCACGTCATTGAGGATCTCACCAGTCGCTTGCTGGATATTGATGTGTACTTCTTCTGGAATCTCTTCGCCTTCCTCGCCGTAGCCAATGATCTTGAAGATCCGCTCTTCGGTATAGAAGTCTTGGATAAGTTCAAGAATGAACTCAGCGCGAAGCTGACGCGTGTACGCAAGATTGTCGAACACGGTATCGAGTTGCAACAGGCTAGCTTGCTGCTTGCGCTGGAGCGCCTCACCAGAGATCTCACGCCCTGGTTGACCAAGCATCGCATCAGTGATGCCGCTGATCTCACGGAAGTAAATCGTGGCCTTCTCACTCAGCCGGTCGAGGCCTGTTGGAATCTGGTTCGGCGTAATCTTCTCAGGCTTCTCAGAACCACGGCTGTATTCGATGACAAGGCCAGTCTTCGCTCCAACCTGCCTCAACTCGTCGACAGTCATATTGACGAGCGAACCGGATTGGATCATCCAGCCGGAGTTAGCCGTCGTATTAACGACATGCAGCTGCTGCGACAGCGTCTTGTTCAGCAAATCCTGCGGGCTGATGAGGTTGCGCACAATGCCGAACGGGCGACCGCGCCGGAAGTACGGGAAATAGGGGATGATGTTGAACCGGCGATACGGCGACCACCCATCGAACAGTAAGAACTTATCGCAGCTGTGCGTCCAGCGAATGCGGCGTTCAGGCTTGTGGATGATCGACAAGTTGTACGCTCGTGCGATCTCATTCGCCTTCTCCAGCGGCCAATGGTCAGGCACAGGTGACGTATCGCCCGTGATGTTGTCCACGAAGTATCGGCGAATGGTGAACTTATAGTACTGCCGGCAAATGACACGGATGCGTCGCACACGCTTCCAGTCACTGTTGACGCTCACATTGCCTTGCGTCGAGCCGTTGCTGTAGTACCCGCTCTTGCGTGAGAACGTCTCAGGATCAAACACCGCGCTGTCAGAGCCAAACGTAGCGCTCGAATCGAGGAACCGAATATGATCTGCCGCCTCTGGACCGTACGTCGCTGCAACCTGATCAGGCGTCAGCCACTTGGTGACGATAACCTCCTGCCACGTACGTGGGTCGTACTCACGGCCACCTGCATCGATGAGCACATCGACAGGGTCGAGTGCGCACTCGCGAATCTCGCCACGAAGGTTCTCAGCCGTATCGAGCCTGATCTCGAAGAACCCACGATCTTGGATGAAGCCGTCCATGACAACCTGCTTCTCGACCCAGCGAGAGTGGCTGTCATACGAGATGTGCTGAACAAGCTTGGTAAGGATGCGCGCCGTCGCTTCGTTTGCATCGGCGCTCACTGGCTTGAAGTGAATATCCTGCCGCTGGCTAATGTACGCACCAACTGCCGCATTGACCGTGGACAACACGAGGTTGGCCGTATGGTGCGGACGACGCTCCTTGTCCAGCTGCGCGATAACTTCAGGATCCCACTGGTCGTCGCCGCCAACATAGTAACGGTCGTAGAGCTTTGCTTGCTCCACGTATGCCGCGTGGCCGTCATCCCTAAGCCGTTGGTATGCGTCCCAGTTACGCTCAGCGATTACGGACGGCTCGGATTCGAGTATCGAGTCAGCTTCCATGTATCCTTACGCAGCCATGGCAGGGTTTCGTACTCTCAACGAACCCTG